TGCAATTGTTACATTCTCAATATCAAGTAATGATAATTTTCCCGTAACTGAGCAATTTTCAGGTAGACTAAAATCTTTCCACCCTTTTTCAATAGCATCATTATCTGTTTTATCAGGCTTACCATCGTCACCTTTTGAACGTGCCTGTAAAACAATACCCGCTGAACCAATTACATTAGTTTTAACCATGCTGACATATTTCTTTCCATAGTCATCATCATTTTCTAACTCACGGGATCGGTTACGCATTCTATCCAGACTTATTTTTAAACCTTCGTTAACTGATAAATTTGTACCCAGAAATCCAGCAGTCAACCTATCAACAACACCCGCTTGATAATTTCGTTTCTTCATCGGGTAAGGTCTACTATTACGAATTTTTTTAATACCTCGTGAACCGTAGTAAATAGCATTTATGAGCGGTTGAGCTAATCGGTTTAAAAGTTTCATTAACTGAACCTCGTTAGAATTCTGCTAGATGTACCAAGACCTTTTTTAATTCTCTCAGCATTTCTTTCACTGACAACTTCTGCTTTATATTTATCTCGAAGCATTATTAAATCCCCAACAGGTGTACGAGATAATTGACGACCACTAATTGTATAACTCGACTGATCTTTAGTTGCACGACCTTCAAGTGTCAACTCAATTGACTCTAATACTTTCTCAGCATGTGATCGAGAATCATAACCGCCATCAAGAGTTGCAAAGTTTGGTTGAACAACTAACTCACCAGAATCAACATAATATCGTTCTGAACCAAGGGTGATGTATGATTGCCATTTGTAAACACCTTTTTTAATCTTGGCACTTACAGCGGTAGTAATCGTTGCAAGATGTTTGTTATCACCATTGTCAGTTGCAGTAATTTCAAACTGGTAACTGGTCATAACAAACGCATAGGTTAAAACCCATGAGTCAGCAATTAGAAAATCACTGTCCTCAGTTTTTGTCCATTTAATTAAATCACCGGCGACAATTTCTACAGGTTCTAATGTCGGAATTTCATATGTCATTTTTCACCACCTACTCAAACTTGACAGCTTTATTAATCATGATGTTTAATTTATTAAGAACAATATCACTATCATTAGTAAAAAAATAAACTAATTCCAAATAAGGTATGTAGAGATGTGTAAACCACCAGCTTATTCTTACAGTTAATACGATATTACTAGATGCCATTTTTCCACCCTTTTACAAACCCACTCTTCTTACGAGGTGTTCGTTTTTTTTGTACATACTGTTGAGTCACCGTCAATGGTACTTTTTCAGGTTTCACTTCTTCAGGCTGTAACAATTTAGTTAATGCCTGGTAATTCGGATTTAGTATTTTTAATGCAGCATGACCATATACTCTCATGTCTATTGCTTCATTTCGTGGTCTGGTCTTAACCCATTCACGATAAGGGAACCCACGTCTATATTTAGTGACTAACTTTTCAGCAGTGATTTGAAGGAAATATTCTTCATCACGATCCATCGGAAAATGACAATAACCAGGGCCATGTTCCAGTATTCTCAATCGCGCCGCTAGCAGTATCTTAGCGTCATCAACACCGATTGTATATAAATCGACTTTTCTTTTACTTTTTTCTCTACTGGCCCGTGATTGACTAACTATTGGTTTGCCTGGGCCAGGAACACCTTTTACAGCAAAAACACGCCTCATGGAGTGTTTTCTTACAAAATCATATACTATCTGTGTGTTATAGCCTGAATCAATACAAGTTGCAGCAATTCTCAATGTATTACCACTCTCATGTTGATATTCATGATCGAATAAATCCGTCAATTCACCCCATACTTCAGGTTTAGTGGTATCACCCCTGAGTATTCTAACCTCAACATTCCATGATTGCTCATGTTCACCCCACGCAATGACTTCTGCTTCAAGCCTATCTTTCTGTACATCCACCCCCATTGTTAAAACTACAGCATCCTGGGGAACCTGTGCAAGGTAATCTTCACGTCTTGCATACAGGAAGGTGTCATCAAGCTGATCACCTGCCTCTTCCCATGTTTCACCCAGACATGTATTAGTCCACGTCTTTAATAACTCACTGTCACCTTGTGCATCGAGGAAATCTTTAACTGTGTCAGACCATTTTCTCCAAGGGGAACACAACTCATTGGTGTGAAACCCTGCTGTACCAGTAAAAGGTTTTTCAGCAATCCATTCACCACCAACCAACATTTGTTTAACTTTCTGATGGTCATGCCAGATGCCACCACAGTCTTCACAAACATGATACGCAGTGTCCGGTAAATGCTTACCATCCTCATCTTTATCCCACTTAATATTAGCCCACTTTAATGTAGACTTAACACCGCAATGTGGGCAAGGTATATAGTATCTACGCTTGTCTGATTTCTCATAAGCATCTTCAATTCGCGATGCACCTTTTACAGTAGGTGTAGATGTGTAAATCTTTTTACGATTAAAAAATGTGGTGGTACGTTTACCACCTAATGAAAGTGGGTCACCTTCAGTACCTGCTGACACAGGATACCTGTCAACCTCATCTGCAATAAAAATTCGTATAGGTCGTGATGCTAATGATGCAGGGCTATTTGCACCGGCAATTGTAATATGACCACCAGGAAAAGTTTTGTGCATCAAAGTATTGCCTGAGTCACGGGATTTAGGATCTTTGAATTTAGCAGTTATCGCAGGAGTATCACGGATCATTGTTGCAAGACGATCTTTAGAAAATGCCTCACCCATTGAGAGTGTTGGTTGTAATAATAAAATTGGTGCAGGGTCGTAATCAACGTAATAACCTAACACGTTTAAAAGGTATTCTGTTTTTCCTCCCTGTGCATTGGACATCCAAACAATCGTTTCAACACGGTTGTTACTTGTTACATCATGAATCTCACGTTGGTAAGGTGCGCGATTAGTGTTCCACTGTCCGGGTTCGCTGCTTGCTTCTCTTGACAGTTTTCTTTTTGAGTCTGCCCACTGACTTACCATCTGGAGGGGTGGAGGTGCTAGAAGTTTTACCGACTTGTTTATTGTCTGGTGTGCAATATTTTTCTGAATCATAATCACTTAATTCCTGCAATGCTTCATAGACATATTCTCGTAGAACATCTTCAGCTTCAGCCTGATCTGTCAATGGTAAGACAGCATGAGCTGCTTTCGTAGGTAGACTTAATAATCTGGCTCTAAATGATGAAAGCATTGTATCAACAACTTCTTGTACATGTTCAGCAGGTATTAAATTACCTTTGATCTGCTCGACTTCAAGTTCACATTTTTCAGCTTGAGCAGACGCTAATTTGGTTCGTTCTGACTCAAGTGTTTTATTTTTTTCACCCGCTTTATATAAGCCTAAAATTAATGGCAGTGCATCCCTGCTTTCAAATAAATGTTCACGTCCTTTACCTTGCACACGATCTAAACCAACACATTTATTTAAAATTGTTCGCCTAGTGCTACCGGTGAGTTTAGTTAACGTGTCAATATTGACTAACATTATGGTTCGGTTCGCTGTGTTGAGTCACTACAAAATGTAATTTCATTATCTAACTCTCCAATGTTCTGATTCTCTATTCACGACATCAACCAGCTTCTTATTAAAAATTGGCCTAAAGTATTTTTTAACTTTCTCTGTTACTTTTTTTCTAAAAGGGAACCGTCCCTTATAATTAACGGGGTCATGCGAGAATGAAACTAATAATTTCACAGACGGGTTTCTCTTACCACCTGTTCGTTGCCATAACCCTGTTATACCTTTAATCGTTCCAACAAATTGCTTTTTAGTTAATACACCTCCACCACTGTCTAATTTTCCACGCCACAAACCTTCTTTACGTTTTTTACCAGGGATATTTCCATACTTATTGAATTTGACATTAACAGGCATACTAATACCGTGTTCAGACCTGTTCCATTTTTTTACACCACCATCAATAACCCACTGCATATATTTCCACTGTTCATCCGGTATAAATACTTCAGCATGTAGTGTGTGTTTATTTGGAGGCTTTTTAAATTGCACACCACGAGCAGTAAATGCAACAGGGCCACCTTGTATAAAATAAGGTAATGCTTTTTTAACATCACGAGCGGTTTTAAATACAGTGTCCTTTAATGCTAAAAATGCAGCATAAGGTACTTGCTTTAAAACAATGTCATCTAGCTCATCTGCAATGTCATCCAAGTTAATCTTTAGGTTGATATCAAAGGTCATTCTCGTCCGTCTATTAATGCGTAAAGCTCACGCTTTGTAAATGCATAAACAGTTTCACCGTTTTGTGGCTGCTTACCAACGAGCGCATCAAAGTCTTCGCCTGATATAATTATAGGCTTCTCAACTTTAACGCCTATAAAATTACCATTTGAATCCTCATAGCCTGTCGCGTACTCTAAATATATGTGCCGCTGCTCAACTGGAAAAACACCAACTTTATAGCCCATTACTTGAACCTTATCACTGGTAACAGTTTTGTGCTTACTTGCTTTTAGATTTTCACTCATGATGCTATTTTTCCCATGTTTTTTAGATGCTTAACGATGTCGTTTATTGTATAAGCTGTGCTGCCTACATTACCAGTAAATGTATCTTGATGACTTACATTCGTTCCACCTACAACCGAGAATCCTGTGTTTTCACCAGCACTACTTGGTTGCACTATAGGAATTGCACCCCACCACGCCTGTTTTTCTGTTGCAGTGATTCCGAATGTCACACCTACACCTACAGTTCTCTTCATTGTGAATTCAGATCCTAAATGAATAGCTCCATCTGCATAAATTTTAGCGAAATTATTAATGAATCCACCCAGGTTAATTATTCCATTTGTTGATGGTTTAAACCCAGCATCATCAATCTTTAGTATTGATGTGTTTGTACTGACTTTAAATTCTAATGTACTGTTAGTCGTTGCCAATACTCCAGTTCTTGGAAGAAACTGAAAATAATATCCGGAATCATCTTCTAGTTTAAAGTTCGCGTAAAAACCATCGCTTATTAATCTAAACTCACCTGCTGTGCTAATATTTTTTGCTCTGAAAATGACATTAGCGCCATCAGGCTCTATGCCAAATTTATCTACTTCATTATTAGATAAATTAAATAAACTCCCTGTCATTGTATTACTGGTATCAAAATCAAATGCAATACCTGTTGCTGCAACGCTTGAAGTAAATGTACCAATTGACGTATCTAATGCACCTGACATTGTGCCGCCGGATAATGGCAAGAATCCCGCATTTGCATGAGCTAGATTAACAAACTTGCTTTCTGCTACGCTCCATACAACAAAATCAGCATCGACTAATGAGGTGAAGACAGTATCCGTTGCGCCGGCTACTGTCGATAATCCAGTATCACCTTTGGGGCCGGTTGATACTGTGACTGTGACAGCAGAACTACCAACTGTCACAGTTTTATTCGGGTTAGTGACGGTTACTGTTTTAGTAGAATCAGTGACGGTTACTGTTTTACTCATTAGTCTAACACCATGGCATAAGAAGTAAATTTACCACGCAACAACACGTAGTCACTTGTACCATCATTAACCACAAAAGCATATTGCATCTCACGGTCACCAAATATAGCCTGGGCAGCAGTAATTACAATTGTAAATAAACCATCGGTTGTACCCACGGTGATGCCTGAGCCATCAGTCAATGACAATAATGGATCACTTGTGTCACCGATTATATCACGCACTTCAAATTTAGCAGTCCAACCAGTGACATCAACAGCAGTGCCGTTATCTGCGTATGTGGCAGTCATAGGTTCACCAGCAGGAAAACCTACATGGTCTTCAATCTTAACATCCAGTTCACCAGATGTTCTTGGTCTTACTTTAGCCATTATTAATTACCTTCTACGTGACCTTGAACTTTCATTGTAAAAACATCCATTGTTGTTATATCATCTTGAACATAAATTTCAAACTGATCATTATTGTCACCATCGAGTCGTAATACAGCACCTGTTTCTGTAAACGTGCCTCTACCGGAAGTACCATATGCACCACCACCACCAGAACGTGAATCAAATTCGACATTAAACATGTCAGTCTTAATGTCACCATTGGTTTTCCAATTAGTTAATGTACCGTATTCACCATTGATTCTTGCGCGCAGCAATACACCATTAGTTAAAGCAGTTAAGTTACCAAATAAACCGTTATCACCAGCAGTGCCGTGGGTCATTGAGAATAATATACGGGTTACGTGCCATACTTCACCTGTTGGTGGCCCCGCTACATACTCCTGTGGTGAAGCCATTGCCCCAACCAACGAAGTCATATCTACGACAGCTTCATTTACTTCATCCCCTATGAAATGAGCTTTATCTAACCGTCTATCGAGTGTTAAGTCATTACCAGAAATCCCAGTTATTCGCGGGTGTGTGGCTTCTTCAGTAGTACTGTTTACATGTAAGTATTCCCCGACTGAGAATCCCACAGCAGAAGTCACAGTTATTACATAATCATTAATTGCACTGTTAGCAGAGAGTGTTGTAGATGCACCTAATTCTTTATGCACATACCTATTAATTATGGTGTTATGAACATCGGCATCATGAATACTTAATGCCCCTTTCCACTCAATTACATCCCAAACAGCACCATCATATCTGAACACTTGCCGACTATCTGTTTCATAAAATTTTGAGCCAGGCTGTTGTCCAGATGGTTTGGTGTCCGTTGATAATCCTGAAAAATCAGAAGTGGCTTTTACTGTAGATACAACAGCATTAGATGGTGATGTGAAGGTGGACAGTAAGACAAGAATTAATAATAAGTGTCTGAGTATTAACATTTTAGAATCCTATATTAGATATTACTTTTGTGTACCTGACCCATTGCCAACCTTTGTCATCAACAATGAATCCAGGTTTACTAATTATAGTATCGAACACATCGGTTAGACCAGTGATCTTTGCTGCATTCAATGCGTGAGCTTCACCACGGGAACTCCAAAGAATCATATTAAAACCAGCATCCTTTTTTGCTTTACACCATTCAACGAGTTTGTCATTTACAACACCCCGTGTGATCAATGTACCGTCTACATCCACAGCTATAACTTTAGGTGGTGGGTATTTCTGTTTTAACATCTAAAGAGTATACACCATGAGGATTACATCACTACCCATAAGGAAAAACTTATGATAAATCAGATTTTGATAAGCTAGCCCTATGAATATTTGTGGCTAGAAAAACGAAGCGCCCCGAATCACC